TTGGTATCAAAGGCAGTAAGGATAGCAAAAAGGGAACATATACTTTTGATTTCAAGGGTGTAAAAACGGAAGTTAAAGCAAATACACAGGCTGTAAACGAATACATGCTAAGTTTGGGTAAACTACCCGGTGTGATGGGTAGTATGGCTGCTATAAGCCAAACCACAGAGGGTGCAATCAGTAATTTGTCTGATAGTTGGGACCAGATGAAAGCTGCTATGGGTGCAAGTAGTAAGGGTGTGATTGCCGGAGTGATAAGTGGTATGAAATCGCTGGTAGATGTAACCAAGTCGTGGTTTACGATACCTGTGAGTGAAAAACTGATGCAAGAGCAAGGCGACATGAATGCGCTGGTGGCAGTGATAAATGACTATAGCCAAAGTTACGAAACAAGGAACGCAGCATTGATGCAGTTGCAACAAATGTACCCTGAGTATTTCAGTAACATGAACATGGAAACACTGAATCTGGGCAAACTCAATGATATGCTCAATAAAACGAATGCGTTGTATGAAAAAAAAATAAGTTTGGCAAGTGCCAAAGAGGCAAAAGATGTAAACAAACAGGCGTTGGACGAAAAACAGGCAGAGAAAACAAAGGCTGAGATACAAAAAGATTTGATAAAAAAAGCTATGTCCGGCGATGAGAGTGCTTACGAGGCATTGATGAAAAACGCTGATTTTACTGAAACAATGGACCTGAAATATGCAGGTATTAAGGGAATGTTGGGCGGTGATAAAAACAAAATGCTGCAAGAGATGTTGGACGTTTACGATACCAAGGATATAGATGCAGAAATAACAAAGCGACAAAGACTGGATACGAAAAATACGAAATCGCTAAATATACAAGATTATAGTGCGTATTTGAGTGAAAAAAGAAATTTGTCGGGGAGTGAAATGTTTAAAACCAAAGCACAAAAAGAAGAGTTTAAAACGCTTTACAATGATGTTGTTGGCAAGACTTCTATGGCTAAGGATTTAACAGAAAAGGGCATTGAGGGTCGCGACATGTTGGCGTGGCGAGATGCAGAGGAGTCGAGACGCAAACTGGATGAGTTTTTAGCAAAACTAAACAAAACTACCGATGGTGGTGGAGGTGGTGGTAAAAACACAAAAGGAACCAAAAGCAAAGAGGAATCGGGTGTGAGTGGATTGAGTGGAACTACCGGAGCGAAAAACATAACGATAAACATACAGACCCTAAAAGGTATAGAAATAGACAATGTATCGAGTACCGAACCACTCAAGGAACGAGCAGGAGAAGAGGTTTTGGATATATTGCTACGGGCTATCAATGGGGTGAATTATCAGTGATAAATTGATAATGAATAATGAATAATTGATAATTAAAGTTGAATAATGGAATATCGGATTGATATAGGGGATTTTGTGAAGTCGAGTACTGCCTATCGTGATTTTGAGGTGATAGGGAGTCTTTGGCGATTTTTTTATCAGGCACCACCATTTCCGTTGGGAACGCAGGGAGTTAAAGATTTTTTGTTGCCTGTAAACAAAGACTTGTTTTCGAAGAGTCCGAGTGAGGGTAAAATTTTGTATTCACCTTTGATAGTGAATGGCATAGAACTACCTGCGGCTGTGTTTACTGTAGAACATAAAAACAATATTGTATTTACACCTGTAACGGGTTTCAAAGGTACGGTTAAAGAGTTTATGGGCAGCGATGATTACTATATCAATGTGGTGGGTGTGATGCTCAATAAGGAGTTTGATTCGTATCCGTTGGATTTGTTGAAACAATTGCAGAGTTTGGAAAAAAGCGAAAAAAGTATGGAGGTCATCAATCCTATACTCAACGAATTGGATATTCACAAAGTGGTATGTAGCAATTTTAAAATAGATGTTGTACCGGGTGCTCAAGATATGCTCAAATATACCATGACTTTGGTGAGTGATTTTGACTATACGGCAAATGTTGACCCTACGATATTGTATTGAGCGAAAGAACGAAGGAACGAAGGAACGAAGGAACGAAGGAACGAAGGAACGAAGGAACGAAGGAGCGAAAGAACGAAAGAACGAAGGAGCGAATGAACGAAAGAGCGAAAGATCGAAAGAGCGAATGAACTAATAATGATTTTGAGATGTGGAAGGTTGATTGTGTTGTTTCTATTGGAGGGTTTTTGTTTTCGCAGGTGGTGTCTGTGGAAATAGACAGCAGCACGCAAAGGTTGGGAAATACTGCCAAAGTGGAACTTCCCAAACGAGCGTTTTTGTATCCTGAGAATCGGGTAACATTGGAACGTGAAATCAAAAGAGGAATGAAAGTAACTGTGAAAATGGGATACGATGGGGATATGCAAACGGAGTTTACCGGATATGTAACCAGCGTAACCACCACAGAGGATAGGCTGGTGGTACAATGCGAAGATGCAGCGTACAAACTCCGCAAAGCACTGACCAATAAGAGTTGGAAAAAAGCTACACTCAAAGAAATCATGGGATATATCACCACAGGAATAGAAATAGAGGGTGATTTGCCGGATGTGGATTTTGAGAATTTCAAAATAGTGGATATCAGTGCATACAGTGCATTGAAAAAACTATGTGATGAATGCGGTTTGGTTGCATTTTTTCAACTGACAGGGAAGTTGTTTGTAGGGTTGAATTTTGTAAAAAAAACAGGCGAGAAAAAAATAGAAACGAAGTATCTGATAAAAAACGATTTGACCTATAGAAGTTCGGACGAGAAACGGATACGACTGGAGGCTGTGAGTTTGCTCAAAGACAACAAAAGATTGCGTGTACAGGTGGGTGATGCCGATGGTGAAGTTCGTACAATGAATTTTAGGAATGTAGCTACAGAAGAGGAGTTAAAAAAGATAGCGGAGAATGAATTGAAAAAATGGAATTATGATGGTTTTGAAGGTGGGTTTGTTGGATTTTTCACACCGATGGTGTATGCCGGATATACAGTCATGTTGTATGAAAACAATGTTTACAAAGGTTCGTACTATTGCGTAGGCATCAAAACAAGTCTTGGAGAGGGTTTGCGTAGGAGAGTTGAATTGGGGATAAAAGTTTGATTAGGAATTAGGAATTAGGAGTTAGGAGTTGGGAATTTGAAGTTGGCGATTTAAAAAAAGTTTATGACAAAGGAAGAGCAAATACGAAAGGCATTGCATGATATGTTGCAGAACCACAAAGAGCCGGATACGCTTGTGGGTACTGTGGTAGATGTGTATGCCGATACTGCAACTTGTGATGTGGAGATAGATGCCGGGCATGTGTTGCATGGTGTTCGTTTGCGTTCGGTGGTGGATAGTAAACAAGTTGGTATTTTGGTATTGCCTACAAAGGGTAGTTATGTAGTGGTAGAACGGATAGAAAACAGCGACAATCATGCGTTGGTCGTGGGCTATTCGGAAATAGATAGTTGGGCTTTGACTATAGAAGGTAATATGTTGAAGGTTGACAAAGAGAAATGGATATTCAACGGTGGCGAGCAAGGCGGTTTGGTATTGATAGAAAAATTGATAGACAAATTAAACAAGATTGAAAAGGGATTTAATTCACTTTTAAAGGAGTTTAAAAGTCATGTTCATACCAGTGCAGCTCCGGGCAGTCCAACCACTCCAATGGTGCCACCGTCAATGGTTTTGGATTTGCAAGAAACAAAGAAGTCTGATATTGAAAATGAAAAAATATTGCAATGAATGATTTGAAGTTGATAAATGGCGATTTGGCGATAGAGAATGGCGATTTTGTGATAGAAGATTCAGTATTGCAAGATTGTATATTGATTATGCAAAGTCGTCCGGGTGATTGGAAAAACGATGCTATAATCGGAGCGGATATTGAAAAGGAGATGTATGAGGACGAGGGATTGCGTGGGTTTCAAAACCGATTGAAAAGACATTTGTCACGAGATGGGAAAACATTGAAAAGTTTATCGTTGACAGAGGATGGCAAATTACAAATAGATGTGGTATGATAACAGTTCGAGATGGTCAGAGTTTGTTTGATGTTGCCGTTGAGCAATACGGACGTGCGGAGGCTGGGTTTGATTTGGCGATACGCAATGGTTTGGATATTGTGAAAAATGCAATAGTCAAAGATATGCAACTGCAAACTGTATCGTTAACTGCGGTGCGAGGTGTGGTAGGTGTGGTAACGAATGTAGCCTGTGAATTGCGAGAGCGAGTGGTTGAGGGAGGCGATTTTAATTATGCTGATTTTAGTAGGTTGGATTTTAAATAAAAAAAAGAGAAATGGAAATATCAGAAATACAAAACGAAATCATTGCAGCCAAAGAGAGCAAGCCGGAGTTGGCAAGTTTGAATAGTACCAGCATAGTGAGTGTTTGGCGAGGTTTGGCTTATGCGGTTGCAACGGTGATTTATGGTTTGCGAACGGTTTGGGACGAGTTTCGCAAAGAGATATTGACGTATGTAGCCAATAGTAGAATTGGCAGTAAACAGTGGTATGTAACGATCATACAACAATTTCAATACGGGAGTGATTTTGTATATGATTCCATAACAGGCAAGTTTGGTTATGCGGTGGACGAGCCTGACAAACGTATCATTAAATTTTGCAGCATAGAAGATATTACAGAGTATGTTGTAGTAAAAGTAGCCAAAGCCGATGCAAATGGGCAGCCGATAGTATTGACTACGAATGAAAAAAATGCGATAACAAAGTACATCAATATTATCAAGTTTCCGGGAACATTTATACAGGTAAAAAGTTTGGATGCAGATTTATTAGATGTGGTATTTACCATTGAGTACAGCGGTTTGTACAATCCCGTTACGGTGCAGGCTCAATGTAGGGCAGCTATAGAAACGTATTTGAAAAACATAGATTTCAATGGTGTGTTTGTTACCAATAGAATGATAGATGCGGTGCAGACTGTAAAGGGTGTGGTTGATGTCATTGATTTTTCGGGTACCAATGTAAGCCAAAATGTAGGTATTCTCAACAAAGTAGGCAGTAATTCAGGATATTTCAAAATAAGAACATTTACAGACACTTATATACCGGTATTGCAAAATGTTTAAAATGTCGATTTATTATATTGCAGAGGTTATACTCGCTCCGGTTTTGAGACAGGAGCGATTGTTGGCTTTTTTGTTTTCGTTGTGCAAACCTTTGGAGGATTTGTACAACGAATTTGAGGCTTTTGTGGCAGAGATGCGATTTGAAAACAAGTTTACCGGACAGGTATGTTATATTGAAAAACGATTGAATTTGTCGTATGATGTACCGTTGGAGCGTATAAGGGTAACGGACAACGGATTTAGGTTTGCACCGGACTTTTTCACATATAGCGACTTTAGTTCCGAACCTATGGAGGTTGGGTATGCCGATGGCGATTCAAAAATGTTGTGGTACAATACCTCTACGCAAACGAATGATTATACGATAACTATACCGATAGAATTATCGGCAGAGGAGGGCAAGATACAAACCTTGGCAAATCAATATAAACCACTTGGTAAAAAATTTAATATACAAATACAATGAATGGATTGAAATTTTATGACGTGCCTAATGCAAAGATGCCGTTTACTCTCAAAGAAATCGAGTATTTGCATGGGATTTACAAAGAAACATTTAAACATGTCTTGGAGTCGTTTGGATTGGATGGACGCAAAAAATTCATTTTGTGGGGATGTAGTTATACCATAACAGGTGGCAATGTAATTGCACAACCCGGTGCAGTCTATTTCAATGGCGAGGTTTTGTATTATCCGGGTGGTTCGGTTGCTCACTTGTCTACCAATGTTCATTATTTGCGAAAAAAAACAACAACGGATACACCGAAACAATTTAGCGATGGATATCCTAGAGATATCCATGAAATTAATGAAGTTGAACTGGTGGCAAGTACGACAGTTTTAGATGCAGTAGAGTTAACAGGTGATAGGCTCACAGATTTGCTGTCTGCGAATCATTCGCATGGTCAGTATGCTACGAATACATTGCTAAATGATAGTATAGTGACAGAGCGAGATGCGAGAAGTGATGCAGATGCTGTTTTGCGAGACGAGTATTTATCAAAGATATCGCAAGAGGTTTTGAATCGTACAAGTGCTGATACTGAATTAAGAAATAGACTGATAGAGCGGCATTGGGCAAATACCATGGCGATAGGTGTGACGACTCTACAGTCAGTCGGGACATTGTTAATTGGTATGGTGAAAATATATGGACTCTACCAG